GGCACAACATTGACGAATATTGTTTGGCATCCAACAATGTCTAGATTGACTGTAGAAAAACTTAAAAAAATATTGAAAGAGAATGGTGTTAAGTTCAAAAGTAATATGAAAAAGGCAGATCTTATCAAACTCGTTCTATCAATTGAATAAACAACAAAAAAATTAAAAAATAATATAGACAAAAAAAATTAACAACTTTTTTTAAAATTTGTAAATAATATTTTTTTTTGAACTGAATATATTTTTTTTGAAATAAATGAATAAAAAATTATCTCTGAGAGTTTTGCGATACCTTTTTTTTAATCAAATACAAGACTTTTAAAACCATTTTTATCTGTATTTATTTTATATATAGGTTCTTTTAATTCAGTAAAATCTTCACTATCTTCACTGCTGTATTCAAAATCAGGATCTAAATATTCTAAAATAGTTTCTTTAAGTTTATCAATAAAAATATCAACTTCATCTTTATTTTTAAAATCTAAATTATCAATAATTTTTTCAGAAATATTTTCTAAAAAGACTGTAATATTTTTATCCATTTTAATAAAAAAATAATTTATTCAAAATCACAGGAAAACTTTCCGTTATCTAATGTTGCTGATTTAACAAGTTCTAACCAGCATCGGTGTGTGTATGTTCCTGATTTAACAGTAGAGTACTGCAGTTCTAGTTGGATTCCACGACTATTTACTCGTTCATTACGATTAAGACGATAACCAAGATAGAAAAACTTACCTGCTAAACCTTCAGTAGAATTTGATAATGAATAACCATTATATAAATAAGTATCAGATAAACCACCATCACCACCACCAAATTCTCTATCAAAACTATCACGGCAAACATGCGGGACATTTTGTTCAGTCTGGACAAGATCATGAAAATGTAAAGCATTATTATTTCTATCAATAGGATAAAGTCTATTATCATTATAAATTAAATTAGTAGTAGCACGACCATTATTATTATTAGAAATATTTGGAGCAGTGCTGTGATAAGCATTTAATACACTTGTATCATTAACCGCTTGAAATTCTAAACCAGTGATAACTCTATTTACTAGACGACCAGCACCACCAATATCAATAGTGTTAGCAGTAAGTAATGTAGCACTAGTAATAGTTCTTTTTGCTAAACGATAATCAGTGTAAGTCCAGTTCATTACACGATTTTGATTACGGTATTGTTCCATAAGGTCACCATCGTAATAAATATAATCAGAAATGAATTTGGTTTGTGTTTGGTCTATTTCAAAAATACCAGCAGTTGCTTCTGCTGTTTTTTTATGGCAACATCTTTTAAGAGTATCAGCAGGTTGAAAATGAAGTTCTACAGAAATTTGCTGGTCTATCATATATAAAGGAAGTTGATTAAATCTTAAGAATGGAAATAGATCTGCAACAGATACACTAAATACTGCTGTATTTTCATTTCTAATTTTTTCGTTAGGTGCTAAAGTAGCACCACCAGTGCCGTCTGCTATAGGTTCAATATTATTTTTAATATATAAACCTGAAGCATTAAAATCATCTACTGCTTGTGTAGTATCGTCGTAATTTAAACGATATGCCATAACTCTACCAGTTAAATAAGTTTCTCTTTCTAAATTAGTATCCATATCAATAAACATAGATTTGTAACCCATCCAGTGATTAAAGTCGTCAATTTCAGCAACAGTAGTAGTGCCGATACGAAGAGCACAACGCTGTATTAATGAATGAACACCTACACCTGCGGGAAAAGTAGAGTTTTCTTTACCTGCTAATGCTTTGACACCTAAAGTAATTTTACTAAAACTATGAAGGAATCCTTTATTAGTTAAAACAAATCTACAAAAATTATCAGACTGAACTACTGGATCTAATACTTCAGTGTCCATATCCTGTGATAAATCACTTGGAATAGAACCTATTTTCATAAGATCAGGTATCTTCCCTCTTTCGTCAGAAACTTTATCCATATCCATATTTATAATATAAAATGAAAAAAATATAAAATTTAAAAAAAAAATTATTTAGTTAATTACTTGGAGTCCGTTTGCATTAAAAACTAAAGTTTGTTTAGATCTTACATATAAGAAAGCACTATGTGGGTTATCTTCAGTAAGTCCAGTTTCCATCTGTAGTCCAAAGTTTTCACTACGGAAATCAATACCTTCACCAGAAATATTATCAAATGCTACACCAATACCAAACATATTACCTGCTTCTGTTAGTTCAAATTGTTCAGTATCACCAATACGATTATATGTTTCGGGACCTACTTGAGTTTTCATAATTTTCATAAAAGGCATAAATGTATTCATATAATTACGATAATATTGTGGATCTGCTACAGTGCTTAAATTGTTATCACGAACATTAGCATCTAAGTTATACATTAATGGCATACGCTGTCCGCCTTTAGTAAAAATTATTTGTTTTATTTCAGCAATATCTGCGTTTCCTAGATTATTAATTAATGGAGAACATTGCTGACTATCAAATGTTAAATTATTTAAATAATTAGATGGAATAAAATTAATAAATATACCTAATACTTTAGATAAACCTAATCTAAAATTAATAATAGCATTTGACGAAGCAATAGTAGTATAATATGAAGATATTGCGTTATAATCCATAGTGCCTGAGGTTTGTTTCATTAATCTAGATAGTTCATCAACAGAAGGGTTAATTACTTCACAGATTAAAGATACATTACTTAATTGATAAAAACAGTTAGGGAGTGATCCATCTTTATTAATTAAAAATGAACTATCAGGTGCTAAATGAATATCAAATATCAAACCACCTGTGCCCCAACCTCGTCCAGATAAACCAATAGGTTGTTTAGAATTCAGGAATCCAGTTGGAAGATTAATACAGAAAGAATTACCACGAAATTGTCTATCAGTGGCAGATACACCATTTTGATTATTTACATATTGTAAATCATTGGCAAAACCATTATTTATTGTATTAGCAGTCACACCTAAATGTCCATTTGCTTCTTGAACACTTGAAATTGCTGGAAGATAACTTGCTAAATAACGACCATAATGACGGACATGCTCTATAACATTTTTATTTTTTTGAGACGAAATAACAATTTGATCTAAAATACCATATGTAGATAATTTAGGAGATACTGATACTTCGTCTGTTCCAGCAGTAGGGACGTCCCCGTGAGCACCATTAGGAGTTTTATAAATAGCAATATTACCTACAAGACGAACTGAAGAACCAATTAAATATCTATCTTGCTCACCTAAGATAAAAGACATAACTGGATTGCCATCTTTATAAGAAATCAAACCATTAGAGGTATGATTACTTGGAAAAATTTGAAGATAATTATTAGAACCAGCAAGATTATTAGACATATTTTAATATATTAAATGATTTTAAAAAAAAATTAAAAATAATTCACAATTTTAAATTACTACCTGAACAGAGTTGCCAGAGATTTGAATAGATCTGATATGGAATACATAAGATAACCATAGTTTATTTTTAGAAGGTGCGGTGCTTTCTTCATAATTTACTTGTAATGAGAAATCTTTATTACGAGCATCATATACAGCATCGCCAAGTGCAAGTGCCCTACCAATAATAAAATTACTAGACATTCTATCATAACTATGTCCAGTAATACCTGCTTGAGATAATGCTTTATCAGTTTCAATAGTCCACTGAGCATCAATTGAAGTAGTAGTTGCCATTTTTTTAAGAGATACCTGACGATTAGGTTGGAGTCTTCCATCATATAACCATTGATATGAAGATACTTCGTCAATAATACCTTCAAGTCCAGAACGATTAGATCTTAAATAAAAATTAGGTGTAGTTCTTTTATCAGTTGGTTCTTTACGAATTACATAAGTTAATGAAGCATTAAGTGCTTCTTTACCAGTATATACTGTAGCATCTGTTGGAACACAAAGAATAGATTTACAACGACTATTATTTATTGGAAGTCTAATATTAGCAATACGATCTGAAGCAAGTTGAGAATATTTATAAGTTGATACTGACATAAAATCATAATTAATTACACCTCCTTCTTTCATTTTTCTCATCATAGAACTTTCATAAGCAGATCCAGGCATAACTTCTTGAACTATTAAATTAACATCTGATACTTCATATGTTACATCATAATTAGTTGCATCTGCTACAGATTGACTAAATACTAAAATACTTTCAGTAGTGCCATCCATACCTTTACCATCTACAGTAACATGAGTATTAAATGTTATTTTAACTTCAGTCCCATCTACATCAATTTCTTTAATTACTGGCATACCATTATCATCGGCACCACCACCAAATGCTTTGAATGCTACTACTGAAGCATTACCAGTAATATATCTTTGGAATCCTAATTTTTCACCTACTACAAATGGACATTTACTAGCAAAATTTGCTACTGAATTTTCTTCTTTTAATCTAATAGATACAAATGAAGCATTAGGTTTTACTGAAGCATTAGCACCAGCAAAACCAACAGCATCTTTAAATACTGGATTCAATGTTAATCTACGCATCTGCATAGTACTATCCATCTGTCTAAATACTCTGTTATTATCTTCAAGTAAAATAGTAAGAGTAATACCACCTAATAACATATTAGGGAATATTTTATCATTACTAAATATACCAGTATGAATAGGAATACAAACTTTTGCTTTAATAAAATTATTAGCAGTAAAAGAAGCACTAAAAGGTGCTCCTTCAGTTATTTGTGAATATTGTGAATTGAAATAATTATTAGCAACACTAACACCAGAACCTTCAGTTCCACGAGTTTCAACCATATGTATGTTAGAACCTTCTGTCATTGCTCTTTTATTTCTTAAACTTTGATTAGTTTGATAATCATATTTAACACTTACCATAGTGTTATAATTATCTATTTCTTCAAGTAATACACCATTACTATCATGAATTCTAACAGATCTACATAAACTTTGGAATCCTGTTTCAGCATCTAACTGAAGACGAGTAGGACAAGCAATATTATCTATACCACTCGCAGAATATGTAGGAGGTTTAATTAAAACATTTGCTTCTAAATATGTTTCAGTAGGATTAAAAAACTTTAATGTAGGATCTATACGAATACGAATTTCTTGATTAGCAATATAATTAACTCCATTTTCAGCAGGAATACGGACAGACTTCTGTTGAATAGGTATTTTATCAGATGCTACCCAGTAAGACATTTTTAATATATAAACTTTATAAAATAATAATTAAAAAAAAAAATTAATCTTTCAATTTATTTATATCTTTTTTTTCAAAATAAATATCTAAGTTTTTATTTTCTTGAGTATTATATTGATAAATCATAATATCTTTTTGTTGCAAAATATTATATAACATAAATGTATTTCTTAAATCAAACCAAGATCTTTTATGAACTTTTTGAACATTGGGAGGATTATAAATATCTCCTTTTTGTTGATATTCGTTAAAATAATAATTAGGATTATCTTTAGGAGTTTCAATTATTTTTAATGTGCCATCTTCTAATTCAATACATTCTGGTAAAAACTCTACATATTGACAATCCATTCCTAATAAATGTATCTCTTCATAATTTAAAAAATATCCATATAAACTAGCACAAGTTCCTGTGCAATAATCTACTAAATATCTAAAAGGATTTTGTTCCGCTAACATTAGATTTTGAAATGGTATTACATTTTTATATTCTTTTAATTTATCACCTATATCTGATTTAAATAATGATCCACATATTAAAAAAGTTTCACATTTTTTTTGTTCAATCATTTCTAAAATTTTATATCTATGATGATTACATACTACATTATCAACACATACATAATGATTTGGATATATTCCTGATTTTTCCCAATGTCTAAAACCTAAACAAGTTCCTATCCAATCTTTATCTTTTAAAAAATTAAAATCAAAATCTTTTAAACTTTTACCATTTCCTAAAATAAATATTTTTGTTCTACCAAATCCAGACGCCATTTTTATTATATTTAAAGTGTTATTTTTAAATACTAATAAAATGTATTTTTATTTTTTAAGATTATATAAAAAATGTTTAAAAAATCAATTAGATGATTTTACTAAAGCACCTGACGAAGCAATATCTTGTATAGAAGCAATAGATTGTTGAGGTACTGTTTGTTTTTTAAGTGCTTCTAAATCTGATTGTTTTTTACCAGCATCTTGTGCTTCTCCAACTACATCTGAAACACCTGATACAGCACCCGCTAAACCACCTAATAAATTAAGTGCTACACCTACAGGGGCACCTACACCTGTAAGATCTAATGCAGTGCCTAATGCTTCTAAACCTCCAGATGCCATTCCTGAAACATTAGAAATTCTTTCAGCAGTATTATTACCTACTATTTTACCTGCTGATAAATCTTCTACTGTATCTGCTAAACCCATACCTACAGATAAACCAGTAGATGCGATTCCTAATTTTCCAATACTACTTGCTTTTTCACCAATAGAAACACCTTTAGTTACATTTTCACTTAAAAAAGTTCCAGCATCTTTAAATAAACTTGTTTCACCTCTGAAACCTTTTATTGCTGTTTCTTCTGGATATAAAATATCTTCAGTTGTATTTAATATTGCTTCCCCTATTTTTGGAGTTGATTTTATAACTTTACCAACTGCTTCAAAATCTTTACCTTTACTTGCTACTTGTCCTCCAATAGTTTCAGCAATAGTTTCTGTTTCTTTTTCAGGTGTAGCACTTGCTTCAATAGACTTTGATGCCTGTGTTATATCATCTTTATGTTTTTCATACATTTTAGCATTAGACATACGAATTTGTCTATTTAAATCAATAATACCTTGATTATGTTGATTACCCATAGATAATACATTTGAAAATCCATATGCTTCCATTTTTAAATAATATAATATTTTATTTTTTTTTATTTTTTAAATGTTTTTGCCATAAATCTTTATCTGCTGTTCTTCTTGTAGTGCCTCCAACCGCAAAACTATACACCCTTGCCTGACCCCATTGTTGTGCTGACATTTTACCTTTTAAACTAGTGCCACCTACTTTTTTACCTGATAAACTCCTTACTGATTGTGGATTACTTTTATGTGCCCCCATACCCCTATCATATACATTATTTAAAATACTCATTGAAATACCTGTTAATTTACTAATATCTTTTTTAGAATTTGATTGATTTAATGGTTGTCCATATCTTTTATTAAACTTCTGCTTGTTGGTGCTCATTTTCATTAGATAAAGATTTTATTTTTTGACAATACATAGTTTTTTGATGTCTTGCTAAATGTAAATTAGAAGTTGTTTTACCACAAATATTACATTCTATTGGACTTAACCATGCTTTTCTATGTTTTAAAATAGTATCTTCATTATTTTTTCTATATTCTTTATTATATTCTTCTCTATATTTTTTTGAATAACTATTCATTTTTTCTTTTTTATTAATACAATCAAAATTTTGAATATAATATTTTTCTCTCTCAAACATTTCCTCTTCTGTCTGGATTCCTTCCTCTACTATTTCTAATTTTTTATTTACAAAATCTCTACATACACATTTTTTATGTCCTTTTTTTACTCTTATTTTTGGATCTTTTCTTGTCGCACCATAATAAACTCTACCTGTTTCTGAACAAATTAATTTATATACATACATTTTCTTAATATTATATATAGTTATCTTTTTAAATACTTTATGGTCCCTTCCATAAATATCTGACAGACCAATAATTAGGACTTTCTTTATTTAAATATGTTAATCTACCTTGTTTATCTCTTATACCTTTTGCTCTTGCTAAATAAGATGCTCTTCTCTTTGGATCTTTATGTTGTCTAAAATCTTGCATATTGCTATCCCCAAAATGTATTAATTTATAACCTTTAGCATTATTACTTTTTACATATACCGAAAACTTTTTACCTTGTTTCTTACTAGGAAATGGTTTATTTAAAACTGGTTTTTTATTATCCATTATTATATTTTAAAATATTTTTTTTATATTAGTATTATAAATGTCTATTCATTCTAGTTTTACTAAAAAAGATTTATGTAAAATAATTGATAAACATAATTTAAATATTAATATTAATTTAAATAGAAATAATATTTGTAAAGAAATTTTAAATTATATTGACGAATATAATTTACAATATTTATATAAAGAGAATGAGTTTAAAAAATTAAGTATTAAAGAAAAAGATAATGTTATTTTGATTGCTAAAAAAATTAAATCATTTGTTAAATCTGGTTTAGATATTAATAAAAATACATATAAATCTCAAGACGATGCTATATCTGACGCAATATATATTGGACAATATGGTGATATTTCAAGTGTTAGAAAAGCAATAGAAATATTAAATAAATCTTTGAATATTGAAATACCAATTATTATTTCAGAAAATATTAAAAAAACTTTAGAAGAAAAAGAACAAATAAAAAAAAATAGTGTCCCAACATTACAAGTAAAATATGGCAAATTTTTTGTAGAATTTTAACCTCTGAGAGTTTTGCGTTACTTTTTATAATTATTAAAATATGCTGTTAATAATACATTAACACTTGTCCCGCGATCTTTACTTATTGTTTTTAATTTTTCTAATGCTTTTGGTTGCTTATTTAGTTCTTCAATTGCTAATTTATTTATAGATGAAGTTCCTAATGGTGCTCCTAATTCTTTTTCAGTTATTCTATTTATTTTTTTAGATAAACTTTTTGTATTCATTTGATTCCCATTAGCATCCTTAAATACAATATTATCTGTCATTTTTTCATAATGTTTTTTAAATACATTTTTAATAAACTTATCATCCATTTTTGTTTTAATTATTCCATATTTTTTATCTGTTTTATATATTCCTCTGCTAATAAATATTGGTTTAGAACCTTTTAATACAATAAAATTATCTTTTAATTCATCTTCTGTTAATTTATCATAATCTTTTTCATCTATAGTTTTTAAACTTGCTATTTCATTTCTAAATAAATATTTAGTTATTAATGCTAACATTAATGCTGTTTCATATTTCTCTTCATTTTTTAATTTTGTAATAAAATCTACTAATGCTTTAAAACCTACATCTAATTTTTTTTGTAATTTAGTTGATACTTCATTATTTTCATATGCTTGTTTTTGTTTAGTATTTAGTTCTGCTAATTTTTTACCATAAATATCTTCAAATTCTTTAATATTTTGACTTTTAAATAATGTAAATATTGCCGTATAATAATTTCGTTGTGTAGATATTGCTAAATCATCTATTAAAGTATCTATATTTTCTACTTCTTTAAATAATTCTAAATCTTCTAATACTTCTGTTTCACTACCAGTATATTTTTTATAAATATTAAATATGTCTTTTATATATTTATTTAAACTATTATCTGATATATATGGTTTTTGAGATAATATATCTTTTTTTAATTGATCTTTTGTTAAACTCATTTTATTATATATATTGTTTTATTTTTAAATACTAAGACGAAAAATAATTTCAAATTTATTTTAATCTATCTTCAGCAACTTTAAATATTGTATCATCCATTTCAATACCTATGAAATTTCTATTCATATTTTTACATGCGACTCCAGTTGACCCCGAACCCATAGTTGGATCTAAAATAGTATCACCTTCTTTAGAATAATATTTAAATACCCATTCCATTAATGCTACAGGTTTTTCTGTAGAATGTTTGCCTTTAGTAGATTTTATTTGTAATAATGAATGTGGTAATGGTGGTTCATAATGGTTTTGATCTTTACCAGATTGACCCTCTTTTATTTTATTGCCGTTTTCATCAACATAAATTACTCTTTCTACTCCATAATGTTCTATTAATGAAGTTGGTAATGGCGGATCATATCCTTTATTACCTGTCTGTGTGCCCATTTGTTTTAAAGGAGATTTTCTATCAGCAGTAGCATAATTTTTACTATCAAGTATTTTATCAGGTTTAATATTATTACCTTCATCTATTAATGAAGTTGGTAATGGTGGTTCATATTCTTTACGTCCCCCTTTTTTCTCTACCCATTCTTTGCCCATAGTGCAACCATTTTCATCTCTACCATATAAAGTTTTATTTTTATTACAAGTTATACCTAATTCATTAGGTTTAACATTATTACCTTCGTCTAAATTAAGAACTGAATTTGGTAATGGTGGATCATATTTACCTTCTTTACCATCTGCATGTGCTTTCATTCCATAAATATTATCTTTTTTTCTTGGTTTAGTTGCTATAAACTTATGTGTATGTGATGATAAATCATAAAAAGGTAATTTTTCATAAAAAACATATATCATTTCATGCTTTCTCATTGGCATTTTTTTAGCAGATAAAAAACCACAAGGAGCAGACTTACACCATATTAAATCATATCTAAATGGACATTTTTTAGGTGCTGATTGTATTAATGAGACTCCAAATTTGGTTGTAGTTGTCATAATAATAGGTGTATTTAATTTTTTTATTCTCATTACCTCTTTCCAAAAAACATCTAAATCTATACAACAATCCCACTTACAAGATGTTTGTCCATATGGTAAATCACAAAAAATTAAATCTATACTTTTATCTTCAATTGTTTTCATTTCTTTTAAACAATCACCATTAATAAGTTTAAACATTTTATAATAATATTTATATTTTTTTTTATAATATATTTTTTTTAATTAAACCCATAATTGTTCAGTGGGTAAGTTCATTTTATAAGCAACAAATACAGAATAGAATGAAGTATTTTTTTTAACCTCTAACTCACCAGTATCTAATAATTTAGCGTAATGTATTTTAGTTGAAGGTGTTATTACCTGTAAATATTTAATATTTTCTTTAAATATAGTTCTCATATATTTACTAAACATATTACAAGAGTTCATTATAATTATAAATGGTCTATCTAGTTCAACTAATCTTGTTAATATCTTTTTCTTAATTTCAGTATCAAATGGTATATTTGTAATAATAATATCACTATCAATAGATCCTTGTAATATATCTAATTTAGTATCATAATATACTTTATCATGACCTACTATATTTTTTAAATATTGTGGTGAATTACTTTTGTCACTATTTAACATACACGCTTCCCATATTGTTTTATCTTTAGGAATAATATCACCAATTAATCTCCAAGTATCTTCAGTTGTGTAATAATCATCATATTTAGCGAAATGTGGACTATCTTTAAAGTTCGCCATTGTTATATGCTTTAGAATACAAAAAAATTAAAAACAAATTTCAAATTTATTTCGGGAATTGAACTTTCGTCATTACATATGTGGTTTTTTAAATTTGAAATTTGCTTTTCAATAATTATAATCTTAATAAGACGAAACTTGGATTCCCGAAATAAATTTGAAATTTGGTTTCGTAGTATTCGTAATCTTAATAATATGGAAGATAACTTCTATTTATCGTTAAAAAATCAATTAGAAAAAAAATTAATAAATGAATTATCAAAAGATGAAGAGTTTAAAGATCTAAATATTCAAGATTTAATTAAAGAACGAGTTAAATTAAAATTAAATGAAGATATTGATTTTGATAAATGTGGTCAATGTCATCAAGAACCTCATTCAGATTATTTAAAATATTGTATGGCAGTTAATAAAAAAATTAAATATTTAGATGAGAATCCTAAAAATCCTGGTAGTATTTCATATGAAAGATATGAGCAATATAAAGTAGCAACTAATTATTTAGATTTTATAAGATTAGGTGGTAAAAATGCAGATTATTATTATGATTATAGAAAAGAATATTTTAAAATATTAGATTAATTATATTGCTTCACCTTTCTTTAATAAGTTCTTTTTACTTTTTTTAACTGTTACTTTACCTTTGTCAAGCATCTCTTGCTGTTGAAACTTAGATTTAGTTAATTTCATACCAGGTTTAAGTCTTACAGTTGCTTGGACTACTGGTCTTTTTTTCTCACCTAAAGTAATTATACCTTTTTCTACATCATTAATAAAATCATAAAAAGTTCCTCCTTTTCTTAACATTCCTACTACAGTTGTAGCAGATTTATATTCATTAAATCTTTCTAATGATTTACCTTTTTTATTTACTTCTTTTTTAAATTTGATAGGTCTATTATCTGTTACATAACTTAAGAATTTCTTATTTTTTTCAGTTTTAGCAGGTGGTAATTTTTTTAATACTTCAGGAGGCACTCCTTTAGGCACTGCTTCAGCAAGTTTTTGTGTTCTAGTAAGAGGAGGTGTTCCACCTCTTTTTTTAGGTGGTGGTGTTTTAGCACGAACAGGGACTCCTAATTGTGCTTGTGTTTTAGTTGGAGTTCTAAAACGAGGTAAAGGTGGAGCAGGTCTTTTAGGTGGTGTTTTAGATCTTGGCATTTTATTATTAGAAATATTTTTTTTTTTAGATTTTTTTTCTGCTTTAGTGTGTTCTGAATGTGATTTACAATTTATATATTTAGTGCCATCATTTCTTTCTCTTGTATAACATTTTAATGCCATTTTTTTATTATAAAATATTTTATTTTCATTTAATAAATAAATGGGTGGACATTTACCAAGTGAAAAAAAAAAGAAACCAATGAAAAAATCTGGTATGAAAAAAAAACCAATGAAAAAAAAAGCAACTACTAAAAAAGTCCCACCTGGTTTTCATCGCATGCCTGATGGCAGTATTATGAAAGGTGCTACACATAAAGGTAGTTATGGTGGTAAAAAAAAGAAATAAATTATTTTTTATTATCATTTAAAATTTGTTCTATAATATCAAATCTATTTTGTGGTATTGCTTTAGTTAATTTATAAATTACAGCACTACTATCATCTACGCTTGCTAATGTTTGATCTGGATTATGAATTGAAGTTGTTATACTTGTTATTGTTTTTGATTTAGTAAATACAAATTCTAAATCTGGTGAAGTATTGACGAAATAATCTCCATAATCATTTGATTTAGGCACTATTGCTATAACTGGGTATATTTCACCACTATCTGCTCCACCTATATAATCTGAATTATCTAATAAATCTGTTCTAATACAAAAATATGGATTAATTAATTTACGAGGTAAATTAGGTGCTGTTAATTTAACTGAAGTAGCACTTTCAGTTATTGCTGGATATTGTTGAAACTTTAAAGCATCTCTAAAATTAGTATTAGCATTTGCTCCTGTATTATTTGCATTAAAAGACATTGTTAAAGGTAATTGTAATGAATACATACCTGCTCCAAAAATATTAGTTACAAAATCCATAGTTGCTAATTGTCCTACTTCAGCATTAGTTAAAGCATAAGGTAAATTATTTTTATTATCATTTCCTATTCTTGTTGTTAAATCATTACTAGATGTTCTTGAAGCATTAAATTGATCAAAAGTAAAACCTAATACACCCCATAAACCATTTTCAAAAGTATTTTTAGAATATCCAAAATCTTTAATAATTATCCCTGTTAGTTGGTCGTATATTGTCCAAGCACTTAAATTAGGATTCAAAAAATCTACTTGGTATTTATCTGTTCCTATAGTTAAACTATCTATTCTATTTGCTCCATAAGGTAATATATTAGGAGTAAAATTAGTATTATATAATCTTTTATTTATTTTATAAACTTTATCTCCTGCTGTAGCAAATTCATTAACAATAAATTGATCGTGTGCTGTATCATCTGCTACTCCACCAGCATTAAATCTATTCTGGACTCTTTCAGGTGAATGTAAATTAGATATTTCAAATCTATTTGAAGTTGTATTATATTCTATAGTTGGTTCATTAGCACCTAAATATATTTGTTGTGAATAATTAGAAGATTTTATTTCATTTGTTAAAAAAGGTGCTGGCAACATATCACCTGCTTCTACTGAATGAAAACCTTGATTTGTCCAACCATCTAATAAACCTATACATACATTTCCATATGAATTAAAATTACAATCCCAACCAAATACTCCATCAGTAGATAATATTTTAAAATTTGTTATATCACTACTACCATTTAAACTAAATACATTATTAGGTATTGTTGTAAATGTTGGTTGTATTATTCCAATACTTCCTGCTTCTAACATACCCATATGTGAAGTTGTTATTGCTATATAAGATTTACCACCTTCAGTATATTTTAAAAAACATCCAAAAGCATATCCACTTTCCCAACTAGTTCCTTCTGTATATTTATTTTCATATAAAGGATTAAAATCAAAAAATATTGGAATACTATTCATAAACTTAATACCTGAAGCATTTTGTAAATAATAATCACAACCTAATTGAAAATGATATTGAGTTGGTCTATGTTGTTTGCCTAAAGCATTCATATGTAAAAATCTTGAATTATTTACATTAGTATAACCATTTAATTGATTATATTTATTTTCAAATAATTCAGGATGATTACCTTGTTCTAAAAATATTTTATTTAATTGATTTAATATATTAAAGTCCCATTCTTGACTGAATACTATAATATGAGATCCATTTCCCGTATCTGAAGCATTAACTACTCTAAAATGACTTGCATTCAAAGTATCTTTTAAAAATAAATTTGCCCCTAATATATTTTTTATTTGTTGAGCAGGTGGTAATACTGCGTTTCTATAATCCATATAGTATTTTGCCCATTCTCTACCTCTTAACCATAGTTCTGGTCTTTTTACACCTATATATTGATATCCTGATAAATATTTATTTGTAGAAGCATTATCTGCATCAGTTACAGTTATCGCTGTTTCATAATCATCAAATAACGCTTTATTTGATGTTAATTCACTTCCAGCATAAAATGTATGATATGTTGGTGAGTTTATTTCTACACCAGTTTCTAATGGATATATTAAATTAGCAGTATAAATATTAGAATTTCCATAAATACTATTTACTTTAGGTTGTGATTGTTTCCTTAATTGTTCTGTTAAATTATTTGCTAATGCTTCTGGTGATTTAAAACCTATTGGTATTTCTATATCTAATTTTTCTATATATTCTATATAATCTAATATTGCTGGTGTTGTAAATGATCCATTTGTTAATCTAGGTAATGTTACATCTGATTGAACACCATATCTAGTATCTTTTGCTATAAATATTTGAAATCTTGAATTATTATTTTTTTGTTTATATTCATTATATTCTGCTCTAGGTAATACAGCAAAATAATGGTAATCATCGTCCACTACATATACACTCATATTAGTTAAATTAAATGATGCGTTTAATTCAGTTAATACTACATTTGCTCCACCTGGTCTGCCTGTATTCCAAGTATCATATACAGTCCAGTCAGTTGCTACAGTTGGATTTGTTGGATAACAAAATCTACGAGGTAAATTATAATGATTTTCTCCATTATTAGTTTTATAATAATTTAATAATATTGATGATTTATTAGCATAAACTTGTATATCTGAAGCATTATTTTCTGCTGTTATTCTCTCATATCCTAATACTTTCTCACCCGATCCATTTACTTTAGTATGATTAGTTAAAGTTGTATAAGTTATACTTCTTGTCTCTATAAAATCATCTACTATCTGTATAGCATTATCATCTGATCCTGTTTCACTAATAAAAGCATTATGAACTGATACTTTATCACCTGGATTAACTTGGATTCCACTACCTAATTTATTTGTAAATATAGCAGGACTATCTCTATTACCTGCTACAAACTCCGAACTTGTTTTATGGTTACAATCTAATAAATGTATAGAATTCATTTATTTATATAAGATTTTAATTATTAATAGAAAATAATTAGAAACAACTATCATAGAAATTTGTATGGTTTCTATCCATACCCAATGCAGTATTTATTTTTTGTTTAACAATCGTCCTATGTTGCTCTTCCTCTTTTTTTTTACGCTTTACTTCTTTACGCTGTTTCCTTACTTCTTCATAATCTTCTAAAACTTTTTTTGTTGCTTTACTGGATGTTTCTAAAGCAATTCTCATTATATCCTCTTCTGTTATATTATTAGTTATATTTTTAGTTTCATGAGTTATATTATTTATAACTGGTTTCCTATCTTGTATTTCTTGTTTTATTTTATCTTCTTCTATTTGCTTTTTAGTTTTTAATTTACCCTCCTTTCTTAATTCAGCATTACGCTTTCTAGTTTCTAATGCTTTAGATCTTGCCTTTGCTAAACTTTCCTTTGCTTGCGGAGTCATAGTCCTTTTCTTTTTAATTTTTTGTAATGTAGGCACAGGTGGTAGTGCTTCTACTTTTTTAAATACTTCATCTACTTGTATTTTTTCCTTTTCAGTTATTTCAGGTAATACTTCCTCTTCCTCTTCTACAGGTTCTGCTTCAGTATCATCATTAATTTCTATTGATAAATTTGCCTCTTCTACTTCAGGTAATAAATCCATTTCTATTTATTTACTATAAACTTTAATTTTTTTCTATAAAAAATAAAAATATTAATAAAATTTAAAAATGGATAATGAAAATATATTTCAAAATGCTCCTAAAATTATGGCAGTCAAAGAAGAAGAACCTGATAAGCGTATTAAACCAGTTCATCCAAATATACCTAAACCTCCTAGTTTATTATTAGGAATCGGTGCTGTTAAGTCAGGTAAAACTACATTAATTAATAATTTATTACTTCGTCCTCGTGAAGAAGGGTTTTATGGACAAGAATATTTTGATAATGTCCAAATCATATCTAATACTATTTTAAATGATCCAACAGCAAGATTTTTAAGAAAAGCATTTGATGTCCAAGATTATTATACAGATGGTTTAATTACTAAATTAATTGAAACTCAAAAATCATACGGGGAGAAAAAGGAAATGCCTTTTATTGCTTTATTATTAGATGATATTTTAGGTTCTAATATGAAAAGAAATAATGAAGTTAGTTTTTTAGCAACAAGATATAGACATCATAATATTGGATTAATGGGAGTATTTACTCAAAATTTTAAATCAGTTGATACAATTTTAAGAAATAATGCAACAGATGTAATTATTTTTAAACAAACTAATAATAAACAATTATTACAAATTGCTGAGGAATACCATCCACCTTTTAAAAATATTCAAAACTTTATGAAAATATATCATAAAGCAGTTGAAGGTAAATATAACTTTTTATATTTAAAAGTTCAAGAAGGTAAAGCACTTAAAAACTTTGAAGAAGTTATTGCTGAAAATGGTGAGTTAATTGGAGAAGTAGATTTACCTGAAGATTTAGAAAATATTGAACATTCATCTGGATCTTGTGAAAAATGTTAAAAGTCTCTCATTAGTTTTTTACTTTAACTTTTTTTAAACTTTTGTTTATAACTTTTTTAAAATTCATCTGAGTATTTTTTTAGTTAAAATATTAACATTTTTATTGCTCTGAGAGTTTTGCGAGACCTTTTCTAAAGTATTTAAAAATATAACAATAAATATATTAGAATGGATTTTAATATATTTAGTTCAATAAAAGATCAATTAGAAAATAAATTATTAGAAGATTTATCAAAAGATTATCCAGATTTATCTGAAGATAAATTAAAAAAGTTTATTTATAATAGAACAAGAGCAGATATGGATTTTAATCCACCAGGTATTTTATATAAAAATAGAATAAAATGTGATAATGAAAAATTATTAGATAAAATATTTATTAATGATAATCCTGTAATAAATAAATGGAAAAGAGAATTATTAAATAGATATGGTCATGATAAATATTGTAATTATTATATTATGTTAGAATTTGTAAAGACATTTAAAAACATAACACATATAAATATAGATAATAATATGAATAGAGAACAATTATTTCAAGAAACTTTTAAATTAATATTTAAACCACATTATTCAAAAGATACTGCTGATAGATGGAAGCAGAAAAAGTTTAGACTTAAAAAAAAAATGCTTGAACCTGGAAATGAAGATGATTATGAATATATTTTATTTAATTATGTTCAAAATCTATTACTATTATCCGCCGATAATAGTATTTAAAAACAATACAATAAATAATTAATAATATGCCTAAAAAAGAATTAACTACTCAAAGAGATATAGATGACGCATATAGAAGTATATGTGAAATATTAAATCATATATGTATAGATGACATAAAACAATTATTAGAACATTGTTACGAATCCAGAAATAAAGAAACAGATTTAGATGTAGATATTTCTGAAAGTGAAGAAGACGAATATGAAGATTTATTTAATATAGAAAAAACTTCAGATATTTCAGAAGAAGATTATAGTTATGAGCAAACTATGGATGATATAGATAATGAAACAAGATTTACTTAGAAGTTTTTTTATATGGTTTTTTAATAATAACATTACCTTTAGCATTAAATACTTCTTTAGGTTTAACTTTTTTATCTTTTTTTATATCTTTATTTACTTCAAATTGTAATGGACTATCAGCATTACCATTATTTTCAACAGGTTTTAAAACTTTAACTTTTTTTTTATTTGTCATTTTATTATATTAAAATTTTATTTTTATAGAAAAATAAAAACATTTAATAAATAAATGTCTTTACTTATAACATCCAATACACCTAATAATTTAAATAGTGGATATGAACAGGAAGGTATTAATAAATCTTATTCTTTTCAAAATCATTTAAATGATACTTTTAAAATACCTAAAAATTCAGAGATATCAGTTCAAAGTGTAAAATTAAATAGAAGTGGTAATTTAGAAATAAATGAAGGTAATAGTATTTATGCTTTTTATTTTGGTGAAGAATTATTAACATATACACCAAGTATTCAAAGAGAAGTATGTTCAATACCTTGGGCATCTTCATTTGCGATTCCAATAGAAGAAATAGAACAAGGGACAGGTGTATCTGCAGTAGTAAAAAATCAAAAAACTTTGTCAAGATTTACTGGAAATGTAGATAATATAGCAAGAATAATGAAAGCATCATTAAATAGATCATTATGGCATCCAATGTTAATGAAAAATGCTTCAAGTGGTAGAAATCCTGGTGCTGATATTATACCTTTAAGAAATGGTAGTGGTCTAGATTGGTTAGGTTGGCAAATTCAAGTAACTAATACAGATAGTTCTAAAAATGCTTCAAATATTTCAGCAAGTTGGATGGGTGCTGAATATAATGGAACTGACGAAGGCACTGATTATACTTATAATACTTCTACTCGTGTATTAACTGCTCCAGCAGATAGTGGTAATGGTTGTGTAGGAATAAAATATCCATTAAGTTTAACTGATGGCACATTTCATTTAAAAGATATAGAACAAAGTCCTGCTACATATGGTTTATGTAGAGCACTTAAAGATGAAGCACCTGGTTATTTTGAACAAGGCAAAGATTATGGTGAAGAATTTTATGATTTTGAAGTAGAAGTTGATAGTGATAATGATTTAGACATATATTATTTAGGAACAGATGGTAGTAGCGGTGAATTAGAAAGAATAAGAATATTATATGGAACTCAGTTAAATGTAAAAGATGACGATATTAAAGAAATTATATTTAATGTTCAAAATGAAAGAGTTAAAATAACAGTTATTAATGGTTCTGGTGCTTCTACAGTATTAGTAGATGGAACTAATGCTGACGAAGATAAAAATATGAAACCTGTATCTATGACCTGTAGATATTTATATCCTAAAATACGAATGGTTCCAGGAGGTACTGTAAAAATAGAAGAATTTGATGGTGTAGATATAGTAAATCATCAATATTATGGATATAAAGAAGTAGATTTAGATGCTTCTACAACTGAAGGTGTGCCTTGCTTTACAGATTATTGGGCACATTTATTTATTTATGGTAATAATTGGGGTCCAGGTTTTGGGGGATATTCCGATGCATTTGAACAAGCAAAAACAATAGATCTTGATTTTACTAAAAATATAACACCACTTACCCAAGTAGGTTTAAATAGTAATGGTCAATGTGATTATAAAGTTCAGTTCTTTTTTGCTGAAGATACTAGATATTGGAATACTGCTAGTTGTAATACTCAATTTTTTATGGGATTCCCTTATCGTTCTTTAGTTAATGTAGCAAATTCAGTAGGATCTACTAGTCCATATACATTAACATTTACATCTGATGAAGCACCTGAATTAAAAGGCACACAATCATTATTTATTAGATTAAAAAATATGACATTTAATTCTACTAATCTTGCTAAAGGTTCAAATTCTAAAATATTATATCATGTCCCAGCATTTAGTAATACTGGACAGCGTGTAGGTTCTTTATTTTTTGAACCTAATGAAAGAGTTTATTTAAAATTAGGTAATACTGAAGATCTATTCTTATCTACTATGGAAATTGATTTAGTATATGCTGACGAAACATTAGCAACTGATTTAGTAGGTAAAACTACTGTAGTATTACATATCAGAGATGCCTAAACTATCTTTAATTAATTGTTTATCATATTCCGAAATATTATATTCTATTACTTGTTTATCTTCAAAATGTTCTTTATTTACTGTATTATTTTTATGGCAAATACAAATCATACAATCTTGTATTTCACTCTTACCTATTTTTTTATCTAACATTCCATCTATCATTTTACAACCCTCACCAGTCCCTTTATTATTAAAACCACCCATAGTTTTCCAATATTTTTTACTAAATACCATAGTTGCTTCGTGTATCATTCTTTTAACATTACAATCTATTGCTGTCATTCTCCAATCTAAATATGGATATAAAAATAACATTTGTGGAGAACCAACTAAACCTACTTTTTGATCTTTCATTATTTTTAAACTATGTTTTAAATATGTAGATAAATATAAATCATCCGAGTCCATACAACATATTATATTATGTGTTGCTAATTTTACTAAACTATTTCTTTTATATCCTATCTCTCTACGAATATTATTATATTTATATTTAAAACTTATTGGTTTAATTATTTCAATAAAATGATCTTTTTCTTTATCATTTTTAAAAAATGGTTCAGTTCCATCATCATATAAACAAAATTCTAATTTAGATTTATCATAATCTAATTTTAATAAATTAGATAATATTATTCTTTTAAAATTATTACGATTATAAATAGGCATAATTATTGAAACATATTCCATTTATAATATATTTAGAAAAAAATATTAATTATTTATATTTTCATAAGATTTACTTAAATCATCTCCTATCTCCCAATATCCACCTAATAATCCTTGTTTTCTTTTAGGCATTCTATTATCTAAATCAACTATTTGTTGTTTAGTTTTTGCTAACTCTAAACTTAATAATTTATTTCTTTTATTTATATCTATAACTATATTTTTAACATCATTTAATATTCTTTTCATTTCTAATAAAATTTGTTGATTAGATTTAGTTGCCATTTAATAAAACTTTTTTATTTCTTCTTGCATAGAAATAAAATTACTAATATGATTTGAATATTTTATTAAACATTCACCAACATTAAGATGATATTTCATATCTATTTTATATCTTGGTTTGCCACCCATATTATAAAAACCTTGCTTTAATCTATATACCATATTATGCTGTTCATATATTTCAGTAATCCAATCGTCACATCCCCAATTTAATATTTTAGGTGGATAATAAAAACCAAATATTTTATAATGTTGATAACTAACTATACTTTGAGTTAATAATTTATCATTTGGATTAATTTTTAATCTACCTCTATCTTCTAAACCTACAACACCAATATTATTATGATTTTTTAATTCTAATATTGCTTCATTAACCCAACCTTTATCTATAAAACTAATATCAGATCCACATTGAATAAAATAATTATTTTTATTTCCATCTGTCATTGCTAAATAACTTAAACTACTCCAGATTCCTGCTACATTACCTTTCCATTTATCATCATATTCTTTAAATATAACCTTAGAATTTTTCATTATATTAAATGATTTTTTAATTATCTCTCTTTGTTTTTCATTATCATATAATTTATCTCCTTTTTGATATCCTAAATATATTGTATAATTATTATCTTGTGAATATGTTGTAAAAAATGATTTATAAAAATATATATACAAATCACTTAATAAAAATTGATTATTATATTCTGGTTTAGATTTTACTGGTATTAATACTGCTATATTTTCCATTCTATATTAGTATTTAAACATATAACTTTAAATAACTTATATGAATGACTTTTGGAATATGAATTGGTTAATAATTAATAAATCAGGTGAATTAAAATATTTTAAAAATATGAAAAATATAGCAGAATATTTAAATACAACTGTAAGTAAAATATCAGCAAGTAAAATACATTGCCATAGATATTATAATCAATATTGTCCAAAAAGAAATGTATATATACAATGTTTATATAATGACCCTACTAAACAATATCCGATAGATACTACATTTATTTGGGATGCTCATCAAAGAGCAATATTTTATAAAAATAAATTAGATTATTACCCTAAATTAAAATAATATTTTATTTGATCTTCATATTCAGATTTAAAATCTTTATTAGTTGATCTTTTTTTTATTTCTATTTTATTATAATCTATTTTTTCAGATAAATTAAAATAATTAAAACATTTAATTAAATCTTCTTTTGAATATGGATATTTTAATAAATAAGTATTTTTTGTATTTTTAAAATTTTGTAATTGATATTTATATAAAAATGGATCATCTTCAGGAACTTCATCTTTATATAATACTTTTAACATATATAAATTATTTTTTAATATATTTCTTCTTTCTTGTGATTTTATAGCATATTCATAATCTCCATAAATATATATACAATTTTTATCTGGTATTAATTTTTTATTTAAATGACAAATATTTCCATGACAACTAACTCTTCTACAATGTGTTTTAATATTATTATCATATAAAAAATCACATATGTAATTACTACCTACGCCACCTGGACTAACAACCCATATATCAAATAGATTTATAAATTGTTTTAACTTTTTTTCAGTCATTTAATTACTTATATCTTTTTTTTTCTTTCTTAAAAATATTTCTGGAGTTCCATCCTTTTTAAATTTCTTTTTACAATATTCAGGATAAGTTTTAACTAAATATTCTTGTGCTTTTTTATATCCTTCAAATCTATCAGTGCCACAACCACCAGGTGCTAAAAACTTTGTCTTAAAGGATATATTATTAAATCTACATATTCCCGTATCTTTTAAATAATATAAAATACTTGTTTCAATATCTTCTTTTAACTCTGTTTTAGGATATAAACTACTATCATGTCTATTTATATATCCATAAAATACACCAATACAAAATCTTAAATCAGTTGTAATATAATCCTCTTTCATCCATAAACAATTTGGTGTTGGATAAACACCCCATAAATGTATCCCTTCAAATTCTACTGTATTTAATAAATCAAAGTTTTTTCTAATTAAATTATCTAACTGTTTTATTTCAATTAATTTACCATCTACTTTTTTATAAACTTTTTCTACATCGTCATCCATAGATACTATTTTACTATTTTCAGGGAAAAAATTAGATATAAATATTCTTTGATTTCTTATACCTTTTTCACCTACTATTATGTCTTTATACCAACCATTTGGTATTATTGCTTTATATCTCATATATTCTTCATCATTTGCTACAAATATATAAATAATATCTGGACTAACACTTGCGTTTAATAATGTAGGTAATGTCTTTTTTAATAATTCATTTTCTCTTTGATATGAAGGAATCGCAACATAATAATCACTCTCAAATATAATCTTTTTATTATCATTAAACTTTATAAAATCTTCTTTATTTAATATTAACTCTGGAGGATCAACTGGTTTTTTATCACATAATTTACATCCATGCTCTGCTATATAATCTTCTTTTTTAATATCAGTATCTTTAATAATATTATAAAATACTAAACTAATACGATTCCCTGTAAAATCAGCAACCTCGTGGTAATATTTAGATCCATCAAATGTATAAAATTTGTTCTTAATATCTACTGCAGTAGGCGGTTTATCTTGACCATCAAAATATATTAATAATTCACCTCCCTCATAATCACCCAACCCTACTATATATGAAACTCCCATATTTCTTTTATCTATATGTTTTTTAATCTTATAATTTTTATTATATTGAATACTTGAATATTTAAAATCTGGTATATGTTCTTTAGCAACCATATTAGTTAAACTATATATTTCTTGACATTTTTTACTTTCACTTTGTCTTGAAATTTGTATAGTATATCCATTTTTATTTGCCTGCCAAGGTATCAATCTAACATATCCTAAATTAAAACCTTCATAACTAATATCACTTCCATTTAGAATATTTTTTCTAGTTTTACATTTAGGAAAATTATGTTTAACTAAAATATCTGTAAGTTTATCCATTTATAAAAAATAAACATAAAAAAAATTAAAAAAAAATATTAATTATTTTTCTGGTTCTGGTTC